CAGCTTTCATGCTCTCGTACTTCGCTTTAAGCAGCTCCGCAGGCGTTGGTCCTTTCGACGTCGCTGGCGCAGCAATTGCGCGCCGAACCGGCGGGATTGGCTTACCTTCCAGCACACGCTTTTCCCACATTTCCAGAATGTCCCCAGCTTCGTGCTCGAGCTCTTCGGAATTCAGCTGGCCATCGGTGCCCCGGCGACGCAGCTCAAGGCAAATATGGTAAAAAACGGGCTTCGGCCACGGATACTGCTCGCTGCTCGGATATCGGAACACCAGCTTCCGCCACTTCCAGTATTCAGCCATCACGTCAGCAAAGGTGATCCCCAGCACGCAGCGCCCTTCCCTGCACCACTTGATGAACTGGCCAGGTGACGGCAGGAACGGTCGCACCTGGCGACGTACCATGCGCATGCCAGCATCAACCTGCTCCATGGTGGTGATTCCGTTCTCCTTGAAGGCCAACACCCACTGACGGCGAATTTCGTTCACGTCCTCCTGGCTGCGATTAACCAGGCTGGCCGGGAACGCAGCCGCCAGCTGTACGAATAGCCCATTGATAATCTGCGCCACCTGCTGCGTTTGTTCCCGTTCGCTGTACTGCTCTGGCAAGTTATGCGCCACACGGCGTGCCTGTTCGCGGTCAAAATTGCGAATACCCTCGGCAAGGTTTTTCATTCCAGCACCCCGTAAATCCAGTCGGTGTTATGCAGGTCGATGCTGCCCGGGGATGGTTTTGCCGCTCCGGTTGCGCTCAGTCGTTTGGTGGTGAGCTGATCCCACTGCTTGCGCAAACTCGAAGGGCTCAGGATGTTGTCTTTCCAAAACTCGTCTCTGTTGGCCCACTGGAACAGGTCGCAGATTTCGTAGTGGGTACGATTGTCCTGGACACGCATCAGCCTGATGGTGTTTGCCCATTCAGCCCAGTTTGGTTCGGATAACGAGGCGTTAACGGTGAGAAGCTTGTCGTAAATCCAGTGACTGGCCTTGAGGTCGTCTGCCGTTCCCCATGATTTACCTGCCGGAGTGTATATCCCATCGGCAGCTTCAGGGTGGCGAGAGAGAAACTCTTGAGTTTTCTGGTTTCGGGATTCTTCAGAATTCCGAGACGAGGATCTTTTACTACTGTTCTTGTTATAGTCTTGGGTGTCTACCGTTTCCGGGAAGGTTTTTCCCGTTTTCGGTAACACTTTTCCCGATTTCGGGAAGACTTTTCCCGTTTTCGGTTTGTCCAAAATCCAGGCGGAAAGGTCAGTATTTATACCGACAATTTTCATTACGCCCTGCTTTTGGCTGAAGATAATTTTGCGTTCTGCAAGCGATTTAAGCGCATCAGAAACATGGGAATCACTCAGCCCTGTAAGCTCGGCAATCACCGTGTTCGTTACTCGGTCCTGTTTCTTATTCCAGCCGTAGGTAAGCCAGATCACCGCCTCAAAACACTGCCATTCTCGGCCTGATAATCTCAGGCGAGGCTTAAGCTTCTGGATCTCATTGGCGATCTTGGTATACCCGTTCGACAGGTCGGCCATACGACCTCCCGGTTGTTCGGTTTGATTGGGGAAATTGATAATTTCGGCGGTATTTGACATACTTAGCTCCGCATTTGCCTAACAACTGATGCGTAAGAAAGTCGGTTCTGTTCACGCAGACCGGCTTTCGCCATTTTTGAAGTCTTCACATAGCCCCCAGCATGGTTGTTACCATCGCCAACAACGGCGCCGTAAGGTCCGGATCGACTCTGAACATTTCGAAAATCCCCTCGCCTAACTCCTTCAGCTTTTCCTTCTTCGGCGCATCGAGCATCAGAGCTTGCTTCGCCTCACTCACCTCTTTATCCAACCTGGCCATTCGGTAGGCAAACGAGTCGTTTTTAACGACACGGTCGCGGTATCGGAGCGGTAATACAGACATTATCGCTGGAACCAACAGCTCTACGTTCCTACGGTAAGATGCGGAATCTTCTTTATTGTCCAGCCAACGGAACAGCTTCACGTTCCAGACATCGGCCTGGCCTGAGAAATCCACGCTCTCAATTTGGAGTTCTTGCGCCGCTTCTTGGATTTGAAGTGCAACAGCTACGCGCCCTTCTGCCGCTGCCCAGGCTCGGACTGCAGAGCAGATATCGCGATGATCAATATCCTGCGCTGCCGAATCGCTTCGATGACACGGGAATATCAGTGGATTAGAGGAAGCTCTGCTACTCTGTTGAAATGAAACAGTTTGCATAATTAAGGCTCCTGTTTAGGTAAACCGTCGGTTGGATTTGGGTAGAGATCTGGGCGTAGTTCATGTGGAGTTACGCCGGTAACCCCATAAATCTGCAAAACTCGATCTGCCGGGACGACGCCCTGATATCGATTTCGCCAATGACTAACAGTCATGGCGCTTACGGTTAGCAGTTGGGCTAAGCGCGTGGCAGTTCCTGCTTTGGTAATTGCTTTATCAATTGCTTTCATAAATAGCTCCGGTAACAACAAAGCAATTAAACATATTGTTTATATTGATGTCAACATTTTGAATATTGAGATAATAAACATTTGGTTTAGAATTCGTCCATGAAAGAAAAAACTCATCAGATTAACCACCCACAAGTTCAGCGGCTTAACGAGGTTCTTGAGCTCAAGAAATTGACCAAATCAGACATGGCCCGTATTTGTGGCGTCAGTGCTCAGTCGGTCAATAACTGGTTCGTTCGTGGGACGATTGGTAAAAGCTCAGCGATTAAGCTGGCGGATGCGCTTGGGGTGAGCCTTGAGTGGCTGCTTGGCCAAGATGTTGGCGAGAAAGATGGACTGAAGCCGGACGAACAACGGCTGTTGGAACTTTACCGTCAGCTTCCCGAAGAAGAGCAACAGAACATGCTTCGCATCTTCGCGCTTCGCCTGAAAGAGCTCGACGAACTATATGATAAATATATGAAAGGCCGGATTCGTTCACAGGATGATTGAGTAATCCTTTCAGCAATGATTCGTAAAGACCTACTATAAGAAATGGCCTTAAAGTGGCCTTTTTTTATGCCCCCCGAATAACCAACACATCTTTTGTACCAAGCCCCAACTCTCCTGACTTCCAGCTCCGTACCATTTCGTCGAATTTTTTGCCTCCAAAGAACAAAATTTTAGTCTCCATAAGCACAATATAAACATTTTGTTTACTTAGAAATACTCATTCAGCTGACTATAACTTAAACTTTGTGTTTAATCTAACTCACCAAGACGCACTACGAACCACCAAGGCAGGACGCCCACGAAGTAGCCGCCGACGGCATACGAAGAGTCGGATGAGGTGGAAAGATTAACGCGCATCAGGTGTAAATGTTCCGCTAGCCGGCGATAAGGCATACGAGGGTGAGAATGATTGATTTCGCACGTAAACCAGGACGGCAGCAGGCCGTGAAACTGAACTTCTTTGAAGTGATTCTTCGCCGCTTATGTTACCTGCTGGCGCAAAAGGGGAATCCAGATGTGTAACTCAACAAAATGCGGGTACTGCGGCAAGCCGGTTGAACCGGAGGAAATTGTCAAAAGTACCCTTCTCTATCGCAACGGCTCACAGCTGGCGCGCAAAGAAAAAGAATACTGCTCTGAACGTTGTGCTTCGTTCGACCAGATGGCTCACGAGGCATAACGTAAAAGCCGCGCAAGGCGGCCCGTACGTCCGGTGCTCCCGACCAAAGTTACATCGGAAAACTACTTAAAAAACCAAAGTTCACCCAATGGGCGCTATCTCTGGCCCGGGGATCTTACATCCAAAAAAGAGGATCTCACATGGAATTTTTCTATGTAGTTAAGGCTACGCAGAAATCCGGCAAAGAAGACGCAGTGATTTGGTTCACTGCTAAATCAGAAGCCCGTGCTAACCTGCAGCTCGATGTTGAGCTGGAAGATGCCGGTATTGAAACCGGCCGCGGTAGAGATTACGCCAAACCTGTTCGCACCGATTTTCCGGTCTATAACGACCTGCCTGAAGAAAGCACAGTGGATTACACCTGGTGCAAACGCTACGAATTGGCTGATGATCTGCGCACGTGGCAACGAAAACCCGTAGCAGAGTCGAAGGATAACATTCACCAGAATGACACTGTTAAAAGCAACTCTGATTGTGATTTAACAACAGCACTTTTGTCCGAAGAAGATAGTGCTCGTAAGATCGAATACGCAGACGACAACAGCGTGCATTTTCAATTGGCGACAATGCCCTTTCGTATTCAGTTGCTCGCGCAGTTTTGTGCCGAAGATCGCCACGTCTACCACATCAGTATCCCACATCGCAAAGAGCTCTCGGTTCTCGAACTGGACATGGACAATAGCTACGTGCAGAACATGCTGCTAGCTGCCGAGAATAGCCCAGAAATTAAGGCATTCGACATGCCAACCCTCTGGAAATTAACTGCCGCGATCAAGATGGTATTTCCACAAGACAAGTGTCATGAACTTAACCAGATTATTGAGTTCACGAAAATATGGATAAAAACTGAGTATATCGATCGCGGCATCCTGGCGCGTGAATGGGCTGCCGGTAATCGTATCAGCAGCGTGCAGCGTACTGATTCCGGAACTAATGCTGATGGCGGCTGTGTTACCGACCGCGGCGAAGGCGCACACCATACACTCGATACCCTCGATCTTGAGATTGCCTGCGCCCTGCTGCCGATGGACTTCAACCACTTTGAGATCCCGGGCAGCATCCTGCGCCGCGCCAAAGAGATCGTTACGAAGAAAGAAGAACCGTGGAAATCATGGAGCAACATCCTGCGTAATCAGCCGGGCGTCCTGGGAGTTAACCGCACTGCAATCTTCAACCTGGTGCGCATCGCGCCGGAAAATATCCACCTGACACCAGCTGCGCACCTCGAGTTTGTTTGCCAGATGATGACCACTGAATTTAATTCCGCAGTTGAGTTACTCACGCTGCCTGCGCCAGTAGCCGAACCTGAAGCGGCAGCACAACAGCCACAGGTTGAGAAGCTCGGCAGCGGCATGTTCTCCATCGAAGGCTTGATGGGTGGAAATAACGACCCGGCCATCAATACCTCCTCAAATGAAGTCGTAAAAACGGAAAACGCAACGGAGACCACCAGCGATGTGCAGATGGAAGCGGCTCAGCCAGAGAAAGTCGAAAATAATGATCCGGTACAACCAGGCGAAGGCGTTGATGCAGATGATACGCAAGCAGTTACCGTAGCGCCGGCAGAGATACTAGCCGCTGCCGCACCTAGCCTCGCTAACCAAGAACCGGGGGATGGCAACCAAAAAACGGATTCTGCCAGCAAGAATATCGATTCTGCACACCAGAGTGTGCCAGAAGCGACACAAAATGAGCCGGAAGTGCAGCGGGACGAACCAGCTGTCGAATACCCTGCCTACTTCGAACCGGGTCGTTATGAAGGTTTACCAAACAACGTTTATCACGCAGCGAACGGGATCAGCAGCACACAGGTTAAAGATGCCCGTGTGAGCCTGATGTATTTCAATGCGCGCCACGTCGCCAAGACTATCCAGCGCGCGCCGTCCAAAGTACTGGATATGGGTAACCTGGTCCATGCACTGGCCCTGCAACCGGAAAACCTCGTTGAAGAGTTCAGTGTGGAGCCGGAAATCCCTGAAGGTGCTTTTACCACCACCGCTACGCTGCGCGAGTTCATCGACGTACACAATGCCAGTCTGCCAGCGCTGCTGGGTACAGACGATATCAAAGCGCTACTGGAAGAGTATAACGCCACACTACCCGCACAACTGCCGCTGGGCGCAAGCCTGGAGGAATCGGCACAGAACTACATGGCGCTGCCAGCTGACTTCCAGCGTATCGAGGCAGACCAAAAGCAGACGGCAACGGCAATGAAGGCATGCATCAAAGAGTACAACGCCACCCTGCCCACGCCTGTTAAAACCAGCGGCAGCCGTGACGCGCTGCTGGAGCAGCTCGCAATCATCAACCCTGACTTGGTGGCACAGGAAGCGCAGAAGCCAGCCCCACTGAAAGTTTCCGGCACCAAAGCGGAGATGATCCAGGCGGTGAAGTCTGTGAAGCCGGATGCGGTGTTCGCTGACGAACTGCTTGACGCCTGGCGCGACAACCCTGGTGACAAAATTCTGGTGACGCGCCAGCAGCTGGCAACCGCGAGGGCAATTCAATCTGAACTTCTGGCGCACCCGACCGCCGGCATGCTGCTGACACATCCAAGCCGCGCTGTTGAGGTGAGTTACTTCGGCTTTGACGAAGAGACCGGGTTGGAAATCCGTGTGCGCCCCGACCTCGAGATCGACCTGGACGGCGTGCGTATCGGTGCTGACCTGAAAACTATCAGCATGTGGAATGTTAAGCAGGAAAGCCTGCGCGCCAGACTTCACCGAGAAATTATTGAACGTGATTACCACCTGAGCGCGGCAATGTACTGCGAAACGGCGGCATTGGATCAGTTCTTCTGGATATTCGTCAACAAAGACGAGAACTACCACTGGATCGCCATCATTGAGGCATCTGAAGAACTGCTGGAGCTGGGCATGCTTGAGTACCGTAAATCAATGCGTGCCATCGCCACTGGCTTCGATACTGGCGAGTGGCCAGCACCGATTACCAATGATTACACCGACGAACTGAACGACTTTG